GCTCTTTGGTCGTATATGTGTGGGCAGGGGAAGAAGTACCGATAAAAACCCGGATGCATTGTGGTTTAACGGTACTATTCAGAAAATTGTCTACTACCCAACCAAGCTAACTGAAGAGCAAATGGCCGATATTTACGACGCAGGCATTTAATCTTTTGAACTTGTCGGTTGTAAATGCGCCCCAGCCAGTAACCATATGCAAGCGTTACTGGCTGGGGCTTGTAGCTGTCATGAAAATTGATATCCGCAGGCGCTCAGTTTTCTTTTCAGATAAAAACTGTATGTAAAACCAGTTTTGATCGGTAGGACCATGTTCCAGCATAGATTAATAGGGTAGGTATAAACAGTTAAATTCTCCCCAGCACCTAGGTGCTGGTATGCAAAAAAATCCACAGATGCATCTGTGTCTCATATCGGGGTTAAAATGGCAACAACAGAACTCTCAGTTATCAAGATAAAAAATCTTTCTGATAAGACCCTTGTAACAGGCAGTGATGAAATTATTATCCAATCTTCCACTGACACTGAGAAGACGTCCATTAATAAGTTCATCACTGATATAGGGCTTCTTAAAAGAAGTGAAGTAACAGGCATCACAGGTGCCTCCGTTATTGGTACTCACTCTGGGGCTACTGTCCAGCAAGTTTTGGACAGCCTTTCTAATAGTTGGCAGAATTTGTACTATTTCTCCACTACTGGGAATGAGATCGGAACACATGTTGACACCATTGCTCTTAGCCCTGTGCAAAGAACTTATGGTGTTCAAATATCAACACCTTTAGCATCATTTTCTCCTAAGGTAGACAATGTATTGTCCAACGGTACAACATCTCTGCGTTGGAGTCAAGTGTATGCAGTTAACAGTGTAATCTCCACATCAAATAAAAAGAAGAAAACAAATCTTCGACAAATTACACCTACAGAAGCAAAAGCTTTTTATGAAATTGGGAAACTAGATTCCGTATGGCAATGGTTGTCTAAATATTCTTCCGAAAAGAGTGCTGCGAGGCTTCATTCAGGTCCTACTGTGCAGGATGCTATTAAGGTCATGCTCAAACACGGTCTCGATTGGACCAAGTATTCAGCTTTCTGCTACGATAGCTGGGAAGCTAATGGGGATACTCCAGCAGGTGAGGAATTCGCTTTTAGAAAAGAAGAACTCTTGTTTTGGATACTTAGAGCAACAATTGCGGTACAGGAAGATCTTGACAAGCGCCTTTCAGCCTTGGAAGATTCTTTGTCCGTCAACTAACCACCCTCCGGGGTGGTTTTTTCATTTATAGCCTCTTCCCCTTTATTTGCAAAACACTGCCACGTATGGTAAAATATACAAAAGAATCATGGTCCTGAAAGGAGGACGAATTGGCAACTCAATATGGATTGAGCGATTACGGTTTCACTATCCCCTCTCTGGATGACCTTATCGCAGACACAAAACAGACTCTCATTAGAACTTTTGGTGAAAATTTCAACACGCAAGCTAACACAATTGCTGACAAGTTGACAACCATTTTTAACGAAAGGGAATACCAGATTATCCTTCTGGCAGCGTCCGTCTATTCTGCTCAGACCCTTGCCGGGGCTGAGGGTATTTATCTTGATGAGCTTCTTTCCCGAAGAGGTGTTTATCGTCGAGGAAAGACAAAAAGTTCAGGGTCTGTTGAGATGACAGTTAACAACACGGTCCCTTACAACATGGTATATGCCCAAAACACATATACCCTTGATAGTGGTACATTTGTATTAAATGACGACACCACCCTTGCTGGCAACATCATGGCACAAAAAATTCTCAATAAGGACTGGGTTGTAGGTACGTATAGTTTCCAGATCAATAATCAAAACACTGGAACAACGAGTCAAACAACTCTTCAATTGACCAATAAAACTCCTAACAGTTCTCAGCTTAACACTTTCATGGCCTCTGTCAAGAGCTTTATCGTCAACAATACCTCCGAGCTTAATAATGATAGGATCATCATTGATTCTCAAAACGGGGCATTGTACATTGGGTATGACACCAATCTTGAGATGATAGGTCTTAACAGCCGTGTTGATTTAAGAACCTCGCCGATTGTTGGTGAGCGTACAATTACAATGGATGTTGTCGCTGTTGAGGCAGGTGAACTGTCGCGAGAGAAAAATACAGTAACCTCGATCTCCCCAACCCCTGGTGGATTCATCGGCCTTAACAACATGAATGCCTTCACGGAAGGTACAGATGTTGAGACCGATACCGAGTACAAGGTTAGGGCTTCTAACACAACAGCATCGAGTGCTGCCGCGACCAGACCTGCGGTGATAAGTGCAGTTCTTGGAGTTAGTGGTGTAAGTAAGGTTAAAATCTTCTCAAATAATACTGGGGTTACAGACCAGAACGGGATACCTCCGTACAAGTTTGAGACAGTGGTGTATGGTGGGTCTACTGAAGACATCAGTAAGGCACTTTATAATTCAATTGCTTTGTCTAACGCTACCTATGGTAATGTTTTTTATGATGTCCCTACTGAGGATAATCAGACAGAACGAATTTATCACAGTAAAGCACAGGCACGGGATTTGGCTATCCGTGTCCGTTATAAAGGAAAGGTCCTCTCAACCACTGAACAGGATACTATAAAGTCCGCCCTCAAAGGTGTTATTGACCCGCTTAACATTGCTGACACTTTATATAACATCCAGCTTGTATCTGCTGTAGGTTCTTCTATCTCTGCTGGTAGATTTACACAACTTTATGTGGATGTCAAGAACGTCGGAGACCCTGATACTTCTTATACAACCTCTGATGTTGTTGCAGGGATGGATGAGGTATTCTCTATCGACACTGATAATATCACATTTCTACAGATAATCTAAGAGGGATTATGGCAGATACGATAAAAGATGTCAACCACATCCATCCATTGGATGATTTCGTTTCAGACGGTATTGACTACCTGCCGGGGGATTTTTTACGAGAAAAAGAAAACCTTGTAAAATTTTTATCCGTGTATTTGGAACGAATGAAGGCTGTAGATGAGATGATGGTCAATCTTGCAGAAGGGCGTCTCCTCCAGAATGCTGGGGGGGTAAACTTGGATGAGATTGGTGCTCAAGTAGGGATTGACAGAAATGGCTTGAGTGATATTAATTATCGTGCCATTATCACAATCCTTCTCTCAAGCACAGCTAAACACGGGACCAGACCTGAGGTAATTGGGACGCTGAAGCAACTCTTCGGGGCAGAGAATTTTACCACTTACAAAGGTGATAATTATCGTTTTGATATCAATATCTTTAATAGCTGTTTCGAGATAGAAACCGCTATACAAGAAATAAAAGATATGCTCCCTATGCCTACGTACCTTCGACTGATAAAATCAGAAGGGCTACCTTTTGGGTTTAAAAACGATTCCTATGCAATCGGTTTTGGGTCTGTAAGCACATCGCGAACAGGGCCTGGTGGCCTATCCAGTCTTATCTATACCTCCGAAGAAGAGAACACACTATTATAAGGGAGAATCATGGCAATTCCTACTATTCCTCTTCAGATATGGGCTGAAAGTGACGTCGTGTTACCTAATGCTCATACTGCAAATAAAATCTCCCCTATCGCTGATCTTTGGGATAAGGGTTGGGATTTGGGTGAGAAGCCCGCTTGTGAAGAACTTAACTATGTTCTTAACATGATGACCTGGTGGATGACGTACATCTCAGAAGAGCAGATCCCCGGACTCTCTAATGATTATCTGAGAAAAGATCAAAACCTTAGCGATGTATCTGATATCCCAACGGCAAGAAGCACTCTGGATGTTTACAGCAAGGGGGAAAGTGATACCCGGTATGTAAATGCTTCTGGTGATACAATGACTGGGGCGCTGACAGTACCCAGAATAACATTCCCCTCTGATTCTAGCGATACCGCTCATATCACCACCACAACAGGTGCGGATCAAGTCTATTTAGACTTCGTTATTGGTGATAATGTAGGAACAGCGGGGCAACCAACTGTAGATGTCATGAGGTTCCGCTTTGTTCCTGTAAACAACTCTGGTACAGTTTCACCATTCAACATGATGGAACTGAATGCGACTGCAAACGGTGTGGCACTATTACGAGTTCAAGGTAATATTACTGCTACAGGTACGATGACAACAGGTGCCTTAGCATCGACAACCATTAATAATGGTGGTAATATTCAGACAACCAGCCTTGGTGTTGGTGGTACAGCTACGTTACAAAACCTCGTAGTAAACTCCAACAACGCAACAATTGGTGGAAGATCCGTTGTTCGTGCAGTAAATAGTACCGCTGCAAATGCCAATGGTGATGTCTCTATTAGTATTGGTGTTTCTGACATTCGCTGGAGTGGAGAACAAAACAAAGTTAATGTTGATTTTGAGAATTATGGTTCTAGTGGACGTCTCGCGCGTGGACCTGATGGTTCTGTATTGACTGGCCTGATTGATGCGAACGCCAGTGGAGATCTTTATCTGCATGATATTGATGAGATAAGATTCCGATTTTTACAGAAAGCTCTTGATGGCATTTGGTATACAGTGGGGCTTTAATGAAAATAACTGATATGAAATGGGTTAGATATTCTCCAGAAAAGGTTGCAGTTCCTGGTGCCTTATATCTAAAAGATGAGAAAGGCCAAGATTGGTACGATTTCGTATCTCAACTGAAAGAAATACAAAAAGGCCTATATATTCAATACGATTCTAACGGCCAGGTCTATATGGTAGATACTGACCCAACTAAATTCTTCCCCGAAGATTGTTACTTTCGTTTTGTAGATTCTCTTCCAAGTGATTTCTCTAATAGAACTCATATCTTTAACGGTGAAGAGTTCGAAAAAGTTGATTGGATGGAAGACAGAATATTTGAAAATAAGAAACAAGGACTTTTCCAAAGGGCCGCGATACTGCTATCAACTTACGCTGCACTGGGTGAAGAAGATAAGGTTGAGACAATGAAGAAATATATCATCGATCTCAGAGGATGGACCAAGGGAGACCCTCAACCAGAGCTTCCGCAGACAGCCTAAGGGGGCACTATGTCTATTGACCTGTTTGCTATCCTGAAGGCGGTCTGGGGGGTCATTACCTTTGTCCTAATCGGAGTCCTAAGAATAACGTACTCGGATTACAAAAAGACTCAAGAGCGCCTTGATGAGCTTGACAAAGATATCATCCGTATAAGGGCCGAAATGGTCACTAAAGAAAAGCTGGATGATATCTTGGATAAAAAGTTAAAAGCGATTAGGGATGATGTTTCAGATCTTAGAAGAGATATCAAGGGAGATGTTGGTGATTTAAGAACAGATCTCACCAAACAGTTCCAGATGTTAATGGAGAGATCCGCAAAATGATAAGCTCAGTATTCTATTTCCTGTGCTTTATTATTTTGTTGTTTCATTCCGATAAAGGTATAAGGATCATGTCTGTTCTTGGCATGGTCCATATCTTTCTTGAGAATACCCTTCTATGGTGGTTTTCTTCAAACACCCAGTTTTTCGATCTATCTCTTTACCTCAATCTTTGTTGGTTCCTGGATATCTCTTTTATCTTTGGTGCTGCGTGTATATTATCGGGATGGAAGAAAAAGCTAACACTCTCTGTAGCAGTACCAATTCTCTTCTGCCAGATAATATCCATGCAGTTTCCGTTAATAATCCCCGGACTCTTTGACTTTGTAATAAATTCTTCCTACCAAACTTGGATGGAAATTATCATACTTTGTGCAAATTTTAAAGACACGACGATAAAGGAATGGATAAAAACTGCAACTGTCATAAGCCTGTTGGTGCTTGCCAGGGCATTATCATTCTTCACTTATTGACCTCCGAGGTAAAATGCCAACTCGAATAATGAAGTTCCTAAAGGACTTAGTCAGGTCCCCTATAGACCCTGATAAGGCCTCACATACCAAGTTTTGGAGCAATATAGGACTGGCATCCATGACGGCTGTTTTCCTGTACTGGGGATTTAAAGGAACCCTTACAGAATGGTACATGTGGGTATATGCACCTACTGTAGCAGCTCCACAACTTATAAGCAAGCTAATCTCACTTCGCTGGGGTTTAGCTATAAAGGCAGCGGAAGATGAAGATAAACAAGAAATTAAATAAGGAGACCTTAAATGGCTGATACAACACAATTTGAACAGGCTGTGGATCAGGTTATCGAGGATTCTGAGCGTCTCCATAAGGTGGTCAACGGATCGGCGATCGACACTGTTATTGTAGAAGATGGTAGCACGATTCCAACATTACGTAAAGCGCTTCTTGACAATGTGTATTTTAAAACACCACCACAACCTTGGGTGGCTGGTACACAGGCGACAGTTTTTAATCAACTGTATTCCTTCACCAATTCAGCAGGGACTTTCTGGTGGTACGCTCCTGGTGCGTCACCATCTACACCTGTCACCTTACCTGCTGACCCGTCTACAAGTACCGCTTGGAAAGTTTACAATGATTCCGTTGTAGTTTCTGAAAAATTTGCGCCTCTTAACACCCCCGCATTTGTCGGTTCTCCGACAGCTCCTACCCCTGCTCAGGGAAGTAATAGTGGTGCAATAGCGACAACTGCATTTGTCAACTTGGCTGTCGCAGCAGCGATCAATTCTCTTGCTGGGTCTTCTCCAAGTTATGCTGCTCTTACGGTAGTTGGTGCTTCAACCCTTAACACATTGGTTGTTTCGGGGACATCACAATTTGGTGGGACGATTGATGCCTCTGGTGTGCTTGGTAAATTCCAGAAAATTTCTTTATTTGGACAAACTGCCACGCTTTCTTTTGATTACACCGCTGCCTCTAACTATCTGAAGACCATCATATCTCCGAACTCTGTTCAAACCAATAATCTGACTTCCGCAGTTATTGTGAATGGGACAGCCAGTGCAGATAACACCACAATGTCATTAACTGGTGTCGGTAATAACACCTTCGACTATGTGTATATCAGAGGGAACTCTTCCAAGTCCTCTACGGAACCAAGACTTAAGGTAACCGGAACGACAGAACTTGAAAACGTAAGAGTAACGGGTTCGTTGTCCGGTGTCAATGTCGGTGTTGATGGCTTAGACATTCTCCCCAACTCTATTATCACAACGACAACAGCCCAGATAGGGTCCGATCTAACTGTAAACGGTGTAACAACTCTCGGAAGTGCCTCTATTCAGAATTTAGGTGTGGTAAGCTCATTAACAGTCAACGGTAACAGCACATTAACTGGAGGATTTACAGCCGGTAGTGCTAGCTCTGTTGCAGGAAATCTATCTGTTACTGGCCTTCTCGCAGTTACTGGGGCAGTTACGGTAAGCACCAACCTTACAGTTACTGGAAACGCCAACCTTAATAATGGTGGGACAGGGACAACAACTGTAAACAACCTTAACGTACTTGGTACTTTGACGGGTGTTTCTGTTGATGTCAATGGGAAGAACATTAACCCTAACTCCGTTCTGGCAACCACTACAATAGAGGCATACGGATCTCTAAAAGGTGCATCCCTCGTTATTACAGGTGAAGCAACGGCTCCGAAGGTCACTGCGAATTTCGTAGGAACAATACCCGGTTCTGTTACCACACCTTCCGCAGGGACAACTTGGACACCGGGAGGGACAGGCTCCGATCTAACGAAGATGAATAACATCTATAACGTAGATGTGACAAATACTTTAACTATCGGGCCTTGGGCAAATCTTGGTAGTGCTTTTACTGCCACGATCTATCTGTTCCAGGATGCAACTGGTGGACATGCCGTCACCCTTGATGCATCTTATAAAATCATAAATGGTGGTACGATCAGCACTGCTGCAAATTCAGTTACAATTCTACAAGTAACCTATTGTGGAAGAGGGACTGTATATGATGTAGCTGTCTATCAAAGACCGTAATAAAAAAGGCTCCCATTTGGGAGCCTTTTCTTTTATACAGCGTTCTTTGCTTCGCCGTATTGCCTGTGCCACTCTTCATGATGAATAGGACATAGCCACATAACCTCTAAAGGTTTATCGTAATCACAATGATGAGCTTGTACATTTTCACTTCCGCAAACTTCACAAGGCTGTTTAAATATCTTGCCGTCACGGATCGCATTACCTGTTTTTATATGCACAGATCTCTTCTTCGGATTCTTCTCGATATACTTCCGCTTTGCTCGTGCTGCCGCTTCTCTTCCGATACCTTTAACGTATCGTTCTTTCATTGCTTTACGTTCAGGATCTTGGTCCCTGATTCGGTCGCGTTCCTTAAGACAAATCTTGCAAGATGCGGTATATCCATCCTTAGAAGCCCTCCTGATCTGAAATTGTTCAAGGGGCTTTTCAGCCCCACAATTAGAAC